TTAACTCCAATTTTACCGCCAGCTTCAACTGCAACACCACCATTAGTAGATGTTATTGATAGGCCGCTAGGTGATACTTTTGCTTTTGCTACAACTGATATAGTACCTAAAGCAGATGTTGCTGCTGAAGGCGCTGAAAGGGTAACGGGGATGGGTTCGCCCCAGGTTAATTGACCCCAGGTGCCTCGACCCCAACCGTTAATGATAGCCATTTAAGGCTAGGCGATTCTTATAATCGCTGTAGAAGCTGCTGCTGCTGGGAATACAATAGTGAAGTCTCCAGCGGTAGATGTTTTATCGCCACCAAAGTCAATTGTTGCTACTGATTTGTTACTGTCAGAGCTGTTATAAATCATACACCCTCTAGCAGTAATAGTAGCGGTACTAAAAGTCAAATCACCAAAATCAGTAAAAGCTGTAGTACCAGAACTTGTAGGTGCAACTTTAGTTAAAGTTCCTCCACCTGAAGAATAGTTAGTACCAGATGCTTGACCTGTAGTGGTGAAAGAAGTTGTGGTAGCTCCTAAAGTAGCTGATGAAGTATACAAAGCTAATTTAAACGCATCTCCATTGGTAGCAAAATTATGATTACCAAGAAGAAGCTCTTTTTTAAAGCTGGTTGTAAGTGTTGATGTAATTGCCATAATATTATAGTTTCCTAATTAAATCGGCAGCCTCTTTTAAGCCTGCTTTATCTAATTGATTATTAATTGTAATCCTATCAGATTTTATAGCATTTTGCATATATAGTTCAATAAGTTTTTCTATATTGTCTTTGTAGGTCTGAACCTGTTTTTTTATTTCTTCAGGCGCATCATCACTAACATGAATCATTTTTTCTATACAACGCTTTGCCCAAAACTCAGTAGAGTGTCCTCCTTCATCTGTTGTATGAACCTCTATTACGCCTAGCTCTGGACCAGCTTTATAACTCATTACCATTTGTTAGGCTCTCCTACTTTATTTTTTTTAAGGTGGCTATCATGCTTGTCAATTAAAACAGGTTCTTGCTCTTGTTTAAATTGTTGAACTTGGCTTCTTTTTTTAGCAATTAATATTCCATTCTCATCTGTAATAACAACCAAAGGATCATCCAACCTATGATAGCCGTAAAGTTTCTCATGCGCTGGAACTGCCGTATCAAGCAGATAACTTGTATGCGCGACTTCAACTTGAATGCCTTGATTCATAGCTTTGCTTAACCAAAACTCTACAGATGCTCTGCCTGATTCAGCAAAATGTAAATTGCCTTTGTAACTAAAATCAATTCCAAATAATTTTATTTTGGCAACTTTATTCCAAACAGCAAATGCTACTGCGTAAGAAACTGTATTGTTTAAATAATGACAGCCACATGCACTTAACACTTCTTCAATCGGGTATTCTACCAATCCAGGACAACGATCATCTTTTTCGCATGTGTAAACTGGACCTTCATGCTCTGTAAGAAGCTTAGACATACTATTTGTTTGACCACCTGCATCATCAGTATCTAAAAATCTAGAAGCTGGATCCATCATAAATACCCTATCATGAAATATAACAGAGGCTACTGAGTTAATAGCCCAAACCTCATCAAAGTGAGCTCCATGCGATTTTGCTAAATTATAATCAAACCAACTACTACCCATTCCGACAATAGCTACGGTTTTACCTTCAAGTTTCTTGATTGGTTTCATATCTTCTCCTTTTTTAAAAACTAAGTAATTTGCGTTCTTAACGAATCGTACCTGTATTCGTCTCTTCTTCCTCTTGCTTCTGCTTTATTTTTTAATCTTGCCATTTCTTGTTGAAATCTATCTTCGTATAGTTTCATCATATCAGCATCGCCTTTCATAAAAATATAAGCCTCAACTAGACATGCGTATAATAAACCATTTCTTGCATGTTCTGACATCCAAGTTCCAGTTGTATCTGTAACTAAAGAATTAGGTTTATATAAATAATGAAGTTCGGTTGTATAGTTTTGGTCTGGAACTGGAGCAACAATTAAAGTTGATTCCTCTGTTCCTGTGTTTAAATTTTTATCAAAGTCTCCATAGTACAAAGGAAGGCCTCTTGCTCCTGAGTCTGTTGGATCTGGCGCATACTCTTGCATAAAACTAGGATGTTTTTTATCAAGGTAATGATAGTCTCCATTAGCATCAATAACAGATAAAGAAAAAGATAGTTCAAAATCATTCGGAGCTGTTAAAAATCTAGAGCCAGCGCTCATAGATCCTTGTACGTTTCTTCTAAAATAATCAAACTGCACCATTTCAAAAATTCTTTCTTCTGCATTTTTGATAATATCGTCTAACGTATTAACAAAAGTTGTTTCAGAGTTTTCTGAAAAATCTTGAATTAGAGTTTTTAATTCTGATAATGTTAAAGGACTGCTCATATTAAGTGTTTAATTGGCCACCCATACCTGAGTGATTGCTACAGTAATAATAAAGCGTAGGTGCTCCTGATGCAACTTCTATCTGAGTATATGCTCCTGAGCTTCCAGGCGTTCCGCTTGTTGTAACTCCTGTTGTATATTCAGATCCGCCAGCATGAGTTCCATTTGATGTCTCTGAAATTCTTAAAGGATGGTTGCTGTTTGTACTATCAGATTGATCGAATTTATATGTCTGTCCTTCTGTTAAAGATAAAGTAGGAGTTCTAGCTCCATCTATATAAAAATAATTTGATCCCAAGTAATCTGCTACTGTAACAGTATAAGTTGTTGTAGATGGAGATGGGGTTGGGCTAGGTGTTGGGCTAGGACTAGGTGTTACTGATCCATCTGTACTAACAGTTATACTTCCAATATCACCAGTTGATTGAGGTAATGAGAAATTGGACCCTATAATGCTTGAACTCATAAAGTGAGGTTTGTAAATATCGTTATAAACAACGACAACTTGACCTTCACCCACTTCTTTATCTGTATCTGGTCTTGGTTGATAAATTGCTTGAGGATCAGCTGGAGCTGTATGCGGTTCTAATTGAGGGTGTTTTGGTTCAAAGCATTCACTACAAACTTTAAAACCAGTCCATTCTTTTTTTAAGTCTTTTAAAGGATATTCAAACGCGCATCTGTCGCATAAACCTACTGCAAATTTACCTGAAGCGTAAGACATTTTACCTCAAACTATTAAAAGGCCTAATTCTAAATGATGCTTTATCCTCATCAGTAGACATAGCCCTATCAAATTCTTCTTCGTATAATTGTTTTAGCAGTTGAGCTTTTTCTGGCGCTCTTTTAATTGCAATATAATATGCAAGACCTGCTGCAAAACAAGGATAAAACCTAAATGGCATATCCATTGTATTAGTTCCAGCGTCGGCATCATCCATTCTTACCATTTTGTTAAAAACTAAAATGTCTGTTGAGTTTTCTGGCGTAGGCCAAACTTTTAAAACAGGTGCATTCAGCTTGTCCAAAAACCATTGAGAAGGCATGCTTTGAGTTGTTTTGTTAGGAATGTTTAAATAAGAACTTCTGCTTAATCTTTCTATAGAAATATCAGTTTGCTCTCCATTTGTTGTACGTCTTAAAACAACATCTAGAATATCAATTACGTTAGAGTTTAAAGTATATTCAGCCGTTCCTTTAGTAACAGTTTGAGTATCTTGCTCTATTGTCCATTGGTTTAGACCTCTGTTAGCCCATTCAGCAAGCATTAAGTTAATAGATCTTCTAGCAGTTTTTAAATCATAACCAGTTCTAAGCTCTAGGCCGCATCTTTCAAATGCTTCCTCTACGAACTCAGCTACGTTTGGTTCAAAATTTGTACTTCCTGAAAGTGCCATTATTTTTTACGCTTTGTTGTTTTAAGACTTTTTTCAATAACTTTTGCTTGTGCAAGATGAGATTTAGAGGCTTTTTTTAATGCACTAACTAATTTCTTTTTTTGTGCAACTGTTAATTCTGCCATTATTCCTCCGTATCGTTATACAAGTTATCAAAAACTCGGTTGACATCTAAGGTATAGTCTAAATCAGATTTAGAATAATGTATATGTTGAGATGGTCTAAAGTCAGGTGCACCAGAGCCAACCTGAAACCAAGCTGGGTGTGTAACCCTAACTCTATTATTTGGCAGAGCAACTATATTTCCAGTCCATTCTCCTGCATCAAGTAGCTCTAAAACATGACTGCTTTTGTGTTGAGCAGGATCATCAGCTATTTCGCTTTCTGCATAATCTACTGTGAAATAATATTTTGCAGGAAACATCTTACCATCTATTTTTGCAAGCCAAGGGCAAGGAGTTGCTCTATCAATAACGTAAACAGAATTATGGTGAGAAGAACAATCCCAAGGCTGAGCGTCATGAACTTGCATTGGCTCTGGCCATTCTTCAAAAGGAGTATCGCCAACTAAAGCTGTAATCGGCATACGAGCCCACATAGCACCACCATGGATTGTATCTTCAGGTTCGCCGTCGGCCTCTACGCCAGTAAAAATAATATGAAAGCTTAAACAGCGATTTGGCATCGTAGTCACACCAACTGCCATAGCGTGCAAAAATTCACCATGATATTTATCGTGGTTATGAGTGTACTCTTTCCTTACCCAACACTTAAAGTGAGGTATATTGCTGTAAAGGTAAGACACTATTTACTTGCCTTTCCGCCCTTTTTGTACCCCTTTACATTTCCGCCACTTCCGTAGCCTTTTAATTTTCCACCGCTTCTATAACCTTTAGTAGTCATACCGCTACTAGCCACACCGCCATTAGACATTTTTTTTACGCCGCCTTTTTTGCCACCTTTAGAGTAGCCTTTAGTTTTTTTAAACATTATTACTCCTAATATTCTTTAGTTTTCTTTCTTCGGTTGTTCATTACTTTACCACAACCCCTCGCTATATAAATATTTATAGGACCGCCTTTTGCTTTTTTTGTCCTACCGTCTTTCCAGCTAATTCTTTTGGAGCTGGTCTTTTTTTTGGCTGCTGATGTACATTGAGCTTTTGTTGGTCTACAGGCAGGATAACTTCTGCGTTTTTCACCTTTTTTTCTACCGCACGGCTTGCCAGTCTTACAGTCCACCCATCCTGTACCATCATTTTTAGAAAACCAATCTCTAAGTGTTTCTTTTTTAGCCATTAGCTTAATTTGGTCTTTGTTCTTTTGCCTGGAAGCATATTGTTGAAACCTCTTGCTTTAACAAATGTTACTTCTCCACCAGCTGATTTTTTTGTTCTTTTCTTGCTATTGCCGTAATTGGCTGCGCCAACTTTTCTGCATTGGACTAATCTGCCACTAGCATATGCACTAGGCCAAACTTTCGCACTACGCTTTACTTTATGATAACAAGCGTCTTTTTTTCCACTAGCCATTTAACATTTCCACCTTCGTCTTGCTTGACGTATTCTTGAGTTAGGATCATTTCTTGTTTTAGCTGAACTACGTTTAAGTTGTCCAAGCGATCTAGCGCAGTAAGATTTACGTCTTTTAGCAGCTTTGCTGCCTTTTTTAACTTTGCCTGTTACGGCTGTTTTTAATTTAGATCCAGGATTAGCTTTACGATAGGCTGCTACACCTTTTTTGGTCATACCAGCACCAGACTTGGTGGGACGGTAATTAGCGCCTTGACCTTTGGTTGTTCTGCGTATAGGTTTTGATTTTTTTCGTTCTGCCATAACACTTAATATAGTAGCACTATAGAAGTGCTACTACAAAATTAAAAACTAAGAATGAAAAACAGTTACTCTGTCTATATTACTCAATACAACATGAATACCATCTGAAAATAAAACTCCAGAATCTGGAATATTCATAGTTTCAGTATCATTTGCATTACAAGGAGCAATAAGAAGAGTAGTGCCAGTAACAGAACCGTCTCTAAAAGTTACAGTACCGTCAGAAGATCCTCCTGCGATAACATAACCTCTTAACCTAGATCTGCCTGCTTGCAAAACAGCTCCGCCAGTAGCGGAGCTGGTGCTAGTAGCTGTTTTTACATCTGAGCCTACAATTCTACCTGACATAGTTAGCTCCTAAATTACGCGTCAGCGTATGGTGTAACTATAGTTCCTGAACCAATTAACAAAGAACTATGAACAAGATATGTTGCAGTATCAATAGCTGTAAAGCTAACAATACTTCCAACGATTCCACCTTTGGTTGA